GTCTTGCATTATCAGTTTATAGTCCTGAGAACTTGGCTAGTCTTTTAGAAGATAAGGTTGAAATGACTAGAGAAGAAAAAATCGCTATGTTCAGAAACCAACAACAAGTTTCTGTAAATTAGTGATTGACAATGGGACTATCTTAATATAGGATAGTCCCATTAAACAGAAAGGACAAAATGAAAAACAACGAACAATTTAAAATTACTTTTTGGGCTAAGAAACATAAAAAGCATATTACAAGAAATGCAAAATGGACAGAACTTTGTAGAGAGTTTTTTTCTAAAAGTGGTGTACCTTGCATAACTTATTACGACTTAGATAGTCAGGGTTATAGAACTGCAACTACATCTTGGAGAATAAGATAATGGCTTATAATTGGTGTCATGGTCCAAAGTGCCATACTAATAGGACTCAGGATAGAATTAGAGGCAACAAGGGCAACAAGGTTTTGAGGACTAGAAAGATAACCGAGAACAATTGGAACAAGGATAGTGTTTGGTCTGTGTTCTGTAGTCAAGGTTGTTATACTGATTTCTTTTATAAACATTGGGCGGCTGTCATTGCGATTGCACCAAGGACCGAGCCTTTAGAAACTCCGATCGAAGTGAAAAAAGTAGAACGTCAAAGCTATGAATATGTTCATGGTTTTAATGGTCTTGAAAGTAGACCACGTACTTATATCTCAAAAGAAATAGTTGACAAGCCTACCGATGATGTAGTAGGATAATCCTATATGAAAAAAATAAAAGTAAATACAGACGCAAGCGAGTTTAAAATTATCGCTGATAAAAAAGACGAACCAAAGTACGAGGAAGTGTCTAAGTTTGTAGGGGGCATGGTAGAGTGTATTACTTTTCCCAATGGTGACTTACTCCTAATCAATGAGGAAGGTAAACTAATTAACCTACCATTGAACCCTGAAGCAACTGCACTTTGGCGTATGACATTTACAAAAGATAAATATCTATTTGGACATGACGACTTTGTTGTTGGTCCTGCAATCTTGATCAAGGCAAAAGCACTAAGCCATTGGGCAGCCTAATCAAATCCCTGGGCGCTAACGCGCCCAGGGGTCCCAGAACCATTGCAAAATCCTAAAATTTTTTAATTAATAACTTAGTATATATACAAAGGGGTCCCACAACCCACACTAGATTTGCAAGATTTGAATACTTATGCTAGAAAAATACTTTATGAGGTTTCAAAACACTTCTAAAAAAATTTTGCAAAAAATTTAAACTTTATGAACTTAGATAAAGAAAAATTAAAAAATCTAGATAAGCTGCCGCCTGATATTAAGAGACAGTTCGCACTGTATATGAACCAGTGGAAAGAGAAGAAAAAGGAGTCTCAGATAGCTACAGATTTTTTGAGTTTTGTAAAACACGTGTGGCCAGATTTTGTTGAAGGATCTCATCACAAAGTGGTCGCAGATAAATTTAATAAAATTGCAAAAGGAGAAATAAAAAGATTAATTATAAATATGCCACCAAGGCATACTAAATCTGAGTTTGCCAGTTTCCTGTTGCCTGCATGGATGGTCGGTAGAAACCCGAAGCTAAAAATAATTCAATCAACAAATACAACAGAGCTATCTGTAAGGTTCGGTCGTAAAGCTAAACAGCTGATTGACTCACAAGAATATCAACAAGCATTTAAGACAAGATTAAAGGAAGATAGCCAGGCTGCTGGTAAGTGGGAAACAGAACAAGGCGGCGAGTATTATGCAGCAGGAGTTGGATCTGCCATAACAGGAAGAGGTGCTGACCTATTAATTATTGATGACCCACATACTGAACAAGACGCAATGAACGCACAAGCATTGGAAAGAACGTTCGAATGGTACACATCTGGACCTAGACAACGTCTGCAGCCAGGCGGATCTATTGTATTAGTTATGACTCGTTGGAATGAGAAAGACTTAGCCGGTCGTCTTATAAAAATGCAAAAGGAACCAAAAGCAGATCAGTGGGAGGTTGTTGAGTTTCCGGCGATACTACCATCTGATGAACCTTTGTGGCCTGAATATTGGGCAAAGAAAGATTTAGAATCAGTCAAAGCTAGTATTCCATTATCAAAATGGAATGCGCAGTATATGCAAAATCCAACAGCAGAAGAAGGATCTTTGATTAAAAGAGAATGGTGGCAAAGTTGGGACAAAGAAGAATTACCTAATCTAGAGCACGTCATACAATCTTACGATACAGCTTTTATGAAAAAGCAAACTGCAGATTATAGTGCTATTACAACGTGGGGTGTATTTACTTTGGATGAAGACTCAGGTCAGCATTTAATATTAATTGATAGTATCAAAGGTAGATACGAGTTTCCTGAGTTAAGACGTATCGCACTAGAACAGTATGGATACTGGCAACCTGAAACAGTTATCATTGAGTCCAAAGCATCAGGGCTACCATTAACTTATGAGTTGCGAAAAATGGGCATACCTGTTATAAATTTCTCACCCTCAAAAGGCAACGATAAGCATACGAGGGTAAACGCGGTTTCTCCGCTGTTTGAGTCAGGGAGAATATGGGCGCCCAAAGAAATGGAATTTGCACAAGAGGTCATAGAGGAATGCGCAGCTTTTCCTTACGGAGACCACGATGACCTGGTAGATTCTATGACACAAGCTGTTATGAGATTTAGACAGGGTGGATTTATCGAACACCCAGAGGATTATAAGGACGAACCGATGCCACAAAAACAGAGGACATATTACTAATGGGACCGATGATAAAATTTTTACAGGCAGTTAGAAGACTAGCACAGCTCGGTGTAAAAAAAGAGGACATCATAGAATTTGGTAAAAGAGAGTTTGGTGAAATGACTGAACTACTTTCTAAACAAATAGATGATATCTACAAAAGATTTTACAAAGACAAAGGTGGCAGTATTTTTAAAGACAAGAAGCCTGAGTCAGGAACCAAGAAGCCTGCTGAAGTTATAGAATTAAAAAAACAAAGACCGGTTGCAAAAGACGAATTTGAAAAAATGTTAGATGAAACGTTTCCTGAAATGAAACCTAAAAAAGAAGATATTTCAACTAAACTGGGAACATTGGACGACATGGAATCAACTAAATTTGCAACAGATAAAGAAGAAGGTATAGCATCTCTTTTAGATGAAATAAAAGAAATTAAAAAAGGATTTGGTGAAATTAAAAACGAAACTAATCTTTTACCAGATAGCGAAAGACTAGCTAGAGGTTTTCCAAGTAGAAGTGTGGAAGCCATAGTTAGAACAGGAGCAAGAGAACTTTTAATTAGAAAAGGTATAGAGGTCGGTGAACAAGATCCAATACAATTAGCTAGACAGATTTTTGGTGAAGAGGTTCTAGAAAAATTAGATAATGTAGCTGATGAAATGATGATGTCACAAAGTCTGAGTGATATTGGAAAAATATTAGAAAGAGAAAAAATAGTAGATATGCAACCTAGAAAAGGTTTAGATGTTTCTAAGTCTGATGAACTTGAACAAATTACTAAATTTGATGAAACAGACAGAAAACCAAACGCAGAAGGCGGCCTAAATTATTTGATGGGGCTGTAATGAAAATAGCTCAATACAATGACATGATGAGTTATCTTACTCGTCCTGGATTCAAAGACGGTGATACAGTTGTACCACCACCAAAACCATTAACAGAATCTCAAGTAAAAAATAAATTAGATCTTTACATAAAAGGTTTTATCGGTGGCTTTGATAAAATGGAAATGATAGATCTGATGAACGAAATATCTAAAAAGGCTGATGAGTCAGGCGTCATGAGCCAAGAAGACGTATTTAATTTTGTACAAGAGAGAAAAGATTTTTATCAAAAATTTTTAGAAGAAAACAAAGGTGAAGGTGTAGAATTACCCAGACAAGACTTTGCAGCGGGCGATTTGGTTACTACACCTGAATTAAAAGAAATTTTAAAAAAACAAGGACTAGTATTAAAGGATTCTACTTTTTCTCAAAAAATTCAAAACTTAGGCGTTAAACAAGAAAAGGCGGCTGGAAAATTTACAACATATGTTGAACCCTCTAAAGAAGAAATAAAAGAAATTATAGAATTAAATAAACAAAAAAGAGCAAAAGGCCCTAGTCCCGAACAGGCAAAAGGTTTTGAAGACAGAAAGAAAAAAGTTGCAAAGTTAATTAGAGATAAAAAAGGTAACATAACTCAAAAAGCAATTTTAGATCAGTTTGAAGGTGGAATGAAGCCATCTAAAGCTACTATTAAACAAGTTGCAGAAGAGCTTGGTTTTAAATTACCTAGCGGTAGAGAAAAAGGAAACGTAGATATAGAAAATGTAAATGCGAGAACAAAAAAATTAATACAAGATATTAATATTTTAAAAAATGATAAAAAATTAAATGATATAATTTTAAAACCTGACTTTGATATTACAGAAGACATTTTAAAATTAGAAAAAAGAGCTGCTGAAATTTTACCAAAAACTGGTGTGAACCCTGTTAGAAGAGTAGCTCAATTATTAATAGGATATCAAGGTGATGATCCAGATCTTGCTAGATATGTGGGACAAGTTAGTGATGATTTAAAAATGGCTGCAGACGATATATCACCGGGTTTAAGAACTGGTAAATTTGGTGGATTAATAGGAACCATGACTAGACTGGCTGCAGAAAAAAGAGCTGCGATAGATATAGGAAAAAACCCCGGTTTTTTTGCTAGTCAAAGAAAAAGATTAGGAGAGTTAATTCAAAATATAACAGGTAAAAAAGGTATGGCCTCCATAGACGAGGTTAAAGCCATTTCTGGAAATAGAGCTAAATCACCGATATATAATATTTTTGTTCAAGGAATAAAGCAAGATATTAATGAAGACAAACTAAATCAAATAGATAGACTAACTGCCAATGCAGAAATAAATTTACAAAATGCAAAAACAGAAAAGGAAAAAATAAAAATAAAAGATGAATATAATGCAAGAGTGCAAGAGTTTGTAGATAATGCAAATAAAGATTTAAAACCTGGACAGCTACCCATCAGAGCATTTAAATTAAGTTTGGATAAACCAAGCAATACAATAAAAAATAAAAAAGCTTATAAAAAAAATAAATCTTATTTTGATGATGTATACAATAAACATGGTTACTCTTTTGAAGTCCCAGAAGATATATTAACAAGTGAACAGGCTAAGACTTATTTAAATACAGATGAGGGAAAAGCTAGAGTCAAAAATCAAGTTAAACTAGGTTCAGGTAGATTACTTGCTGTAGCAACTTTAGGAGGGCTAGGCATACAAGCAGCAGAGTCTTTATTTAAACCCTCTGAGGCATCAGCAGCCGATACCGAAATACAAACAGAAAAAGAAATGGACGAAGGTGTTCCAACCGAAGGGGCTGCTGCCTCTGCAGTTTTATTTGGAAAATATGCACCACAAATTTTAAAAGGTTTGAAAAAAGTTGGAAAGGGCGCAATTACACTTGGAGGAGCTCCCACAACATCCGCTCTTCTTTCTGGAAGTAATATTCTAGATGTAAATATTGGAGATGAAGATAAACCATTAATAACTCTTCAAGAAGACCCTAATATTAGAACAGCAGGAGCAGATTTATTGTTGCCTGAATTATTGAAAAGAACAGGTATAAAAAATGTTTTACTAAATCCTTTTGGAAAAGCGGCTAGAGCGTTTACACCTGTTGGAATAGCCACAATACTTGGAGGTCAAGCTTATGAGTTTTATAAGCAACGTAAAGAATTGGAAAGATTAAAAGAAGAAGATCCAGAAGCTTATGAAAAATTTATTTCTTCTCGTGTTGATAAACCTATGAGCGCTGAAGAAATATCTGAGATAGAAGATTTTGGTAGAGAAGGAGCTATGTATGGTGGACGAATGGGATATGCGGACGGACCAGATGATCCTGGCAAAAGAAAATTTATGAAGATTATGATGGGAGGGCTTGCTAGTCTACCTGTTCTTAGTAGATTTTTTAAAGTTGGAGAGATGGTAGCACCTGTAGCAGAAAAAGCTGTAGATGTAGCAAGCGGTGCTCCGCCATATTTTTTTAATCTTGTAGATAGAATCAGAGCATTAGGAACAAAATATGCTGGTCCAAAAGAAAGATCAGAATTTTATAGATATAAAGATTACGAAATGGATATTGATCTTGATACAGGAGCGATTGATATTAAAAAAACTAAAGAAGCTATGATACCAGGTGGTGACGAAGCAGGAGTAGCAGAAGAAGTTATCATGACATACAAACCAGGTATGGCTGATGAAACAACAAAAGGTAAAAAAGTTGTAGATGAGTATGATGAGTACACTGCAAGACCAGACATAGATGGTAAGATGAAAGATGTTGAGGATGGTGTTCCTGATGAAGTCATAGAAGAAGGCAGTATTGGCAAAGAAGAATTAGAACAAGAAATAATAGATCAACTTGCTCGAGATAAAAAAAACAGATGATAAAGGGTAAAAAAAGCGGACCACCACCAAAATCTGGGCCTACACCACAAGGCTTGAATATTAATTATAATACTGTTAAAACTGTAAAATTGGAGAAAACAAATGGCAGAAATAGACAAGGCTCTACCAAACGAGCCGAGAAAAGAAGTTAACGTACCTGGCGAAGAAGAAATTCAAGAGACCCTTGTAGAAGAGGTAGAAAAAGAATTAGAAAAACCAGGTGAAGTAGAAACAGTAGAAAATGAAGATGGATCAGTAGATATTAATTTTGATCCTGGTGCAGCATCACTTGAAGGTGGAGAAGACCACTACGCAAACTTAGCAGAATTTTTACCAGATGAAGTGTTATCATCTTTATCATCAGATTTAAATTCTAAATACATGGATTACATTTCTTCTAGAAAAGACTGGGAGAAAAGTTATACTAATGGATTAGACTTATTAGGATTTAAATATGATCAAAGGTCAGAACCGTTTCAAGGTGCCTCGGGGGCGACTCACCCGGTTCTTGCTGAAGCTGTTACTCAGTTTCAGGCGCTCGCTTATAAAGAGTTACTCCCAGCTGATGGACCAGTCAGAACGCAACTCTTAGGAATACAATCTCCAGATAAAGTGCAACAAGCACAACGTGTAAAAGATTTTATGAATTATCAAATCATGGATCAGATGAAAGAGTATGAGCCAGAATTTGATTCTATGTTATTTCACTTACCATTGTCAGGTTCAACTTTTAAAAAAGTATACTATGACGAAGTGGAAGGACGAGCTGTATCTAAGTTCGTTCCTGCGGATGATTTGATTGTTCCGTATACGGCTACCTCATTAGACGATGCGGAAGCAATCATTCATCGAATAAAAATTTCAGAAAATGATTTAAGAAAACAACAGGTCGCCGGTTTCTATAAAGATATAGAATTAGCAAAACCACAAGACAAAGAATCTGATATAGAGAAAAAAGAAAGAGAACTAGAAGGAACTAAAAAAACAAAAGATGAAGATCTTTACACTTTGTTAGAGTGTCATGTTAATTTAGATCTAGAAGGTTTCGAAGACTCAGATCAAAATGGTGAACCAACAGGAATTAAATTACCATACATTGTAACTCTAGAAGAAGGCTCTAGAGAAGTTTTATCTGTAAAAAGAAATTACGAAATTGGAGATCCGAAGAAAAATAAAATCCAATATTTTGTCCACTTCAAATTTCTGCCAGGACTAGGTTTTTATGGTTTCGGTCTCATCCATATGATTGGCGGATTGAGTAGAACTGCAACTGCTGCTTTACGTCAACTATTGGACGCGGGTACCCTCTCTAACTTACCCGCAGGATTCAAGATGCGTGGCATAAGAATTAGGGATGACGCGCAATCGATACAACCAGGTGAGTTTAGAGACGTTGATGCACCTGGTGGTAATCTTAGAGATTCATTTATGATGCTACCTTTCAAAGAACCATCTGCAACTTTATTAAACTTAATGGGAGTTGTAGTTAGTGCTGGTCAAAGATTTGCATCTATAGCTGATCTACAAGTAGGCGATGGTAATCAACAAGCTGCTGTTGGTACAACTGTTGCTCTTCTTGAAAGAGGATCAAGAACGATGTCAGCTATACACAAAAGAATTTACTCTGCATTGAAAAATGAATTTAAAATTCTTGCAAGAGTATTCAAGTTATATCTACCGGCGGAATATCCGTACGACGTAGTTGGGGGTCAAAGAATGATTAAACAAACTGACTTTGATGATCGGGTAGATATCTTGCCAGTTGCTGACCCTAACATCTTTTCACAAACTCAGCGTATTTCCCTCGCACAAACAGAGTTGCAGCTGGCAACTTCAAACCCTGGGATGCATAACATGTATCAAGCATACAGAAATATGTATGAGGCATTAGGTGTAAAAAATATTGACTCAGTATTAGTTAGACCCATGCCGCCTGCTCCAAAAGATCCTGCGTTAGAGCATATTGATGCTTTGGCCGGTAAACCTTTTCAAGCTTTTCCAGGACAAGATCATAGAGCACACATGACAGCTCACTTAAATTTTATGGCAACTAATATGGCTAGAAATAATCCGATGGTCATGGCAAGTTTAGAAAAAAATATTTTCGAACACATAAGTTTGATGGCACAAGAGCAAATAGAATTAGAGTTTAGACAAGAGTTAATGCAACTACAACAGATGCAACAGAACCCTATGATGATGCAACAGAATCCACAGGCTCAACAACAGGTTATGCAACTAACACAACAGATAGAAGGTAGAAAATCTGTGTTGATAGCAGAGATGATGGGTGAATTTTTGGAAGAAGAAAAGAAAATTACATCACAATTTGACAATGATCCTATTGCTAAGTTAAGATCTAGAGAATTAGACCTAAGAGCACAAGAAAATGCAAGAAAAGAACGTGAAGGTCAAGAAAGAATGGACCTAGATAAGATGAGAGCTATGATGAATCAACAAAATCAAGACGAAAAACTAGATCAAAACGAAGAATTAGCAAAATTAAGAGCAAATACTTCGATTGAAAAGACAATTTTAGGAAAAACTTTACCAAGTTCTAATGATATGGTACCAAAAGTTTCAATTATAAGGTCTGGAAATGAATAAAACACAGAAAAAAATAAAAAAAGTCATGTCAGAGTTTAAAAAAGGTAAATTAAACATTGGTGACTCGAAAAAAAAGGTAAAATCGCGTAAACAAGCGATAGCAATTGCTTTATCAAAAGCAGGAAAGGCTAAAAAAGGTTAATATGGCTTGGTTTAGTGTATTAAAACTTGGATTAAACGCTGCAACGCACATTTATAAGAAAAAACAAGAGACGAAGATGGCGATGGCGGACGCTCAACACATGCATGCATCTAAAATGGCTAGAGGTGAGAGCGAATACCAAG